CCTCAACGCAGCCAGGAATATTAACAATAGGGGTCCCTATCTCCATGGTAACAGGAGGGACGGCAGGTAATGCGACAGGAGGATCTGATGACATCCACTTTGGCACATCAGGAATTACAACATCACGTATATTAATATTATTAAGTCGAATATCAGGAATAGGCATTACTCAACAAGGGTTCCGTGTGCTCTCCTGATTTCTCTTAACTCCTCAAAGTTTTTTTGCTTAGTGCCACCATCATATTCCCAGGCATATCCTTCAGCAATCATCTGCTCATTCAAAGATAGTTCTGCGTCTCCGATATATAACCAACCAAGAAGGCGACCGTACTTTCCCATGCCACCAACCAACTCAGTCCTAACAGCGAGTTCGTCATCGCCAGAAATAGCACCTTCTAACTTCTCCTTGAGCCAGTTTGTCGCGTCGATTCCGAGTGCTTTCTCTTCAAGGTCTCTGGTTCTCTTCTCTGGGGTATCAACCCCAGCAACTCTAACTCTTTCTTTTTTATAAAGGTCAAAACCGAGATCGATTGTAACATCGATTGTGTCCCCGTCCAACACTCTATCTATACTAACTACGCGGAAATTGTAACAACTCTTCCGAGTTGGTGGAACCATAGCGCCCATAATCGATCTCCTTTGAATCTGCGTCTTGTGGAATTGCAACGATGATACCAATAACAGTTACCACTGCACCAATAACGGCTGATGCTCTTTGAATCCAAATCTTATTTTCTAGAACTTTTTGTTCAACTTGCTTAAGTTTTTCTTCTGTTCTATCAATACGTTGATGGACCATTTCAATTCGACGAATCGCATTCTCTAACGTGCTATCAATCACAGAAACATCTTTTGTTTCTCCTTCAAGCGCGATGATGCGTTCACGATAACTTTCAATCTTGCTCTCTAATACAGCAAGTTTAGAATCTTGTTCAGCATCCTTATTCGTTAGGTCGCTCATCGTTCATTTCATCGAAAGCCATACGCATTATATAGACGATACAATATATCACACCTACCAAAAGTATTATCAAACACCAGATAATACTCCATGTTACATCATTTACATCTGCAAGCGGTCTAAGAATGAGGTTCATGACTAAATGGTTCCCAGTGTTCCCACCCATACTTATGCACCAAATGCATACCAATAATTGGAACGAACACTAAAAGAAAACTAAGTGTTCCTATACCTATTGGGTTGTTAAGTGTGAGTGCTGCTACGTGTGCTACCTTATGAACTATGCTGGATAATCCCATTTCGTTATGAATTGAGTTTTGTGTGTTGGACCCCACCCACCTGTGTAGATGAATGGTGCTGTTCTGATAGGACATTTATCACCAACACATAGCAAGTCATCAACAATCCTCCAAGACTCAAGAACCTCCTCCGCATGAACGAAGTGAGACTGATCACCATTCAGAGAATCATAAAATAGTTTTACATAACCATCGATTGCACCCTCAGGATATGGATGCGTGAGAGTTGCAGTCTGCACCTTATCATCCAATCCAGGGGACTTCATATCAATACGAATATCAAGGTGAGGATTAGGTTGAAATCTCATGACGATACGGTCATTAAATTCATGACCATCAAACAATCCAATAGGTGGTGCCTTCAACTTAATAACAACTTCTGTGCAGGTGTAAGGCATCTTTTTACCTGACATGAAATGGAATGGCACTCCTTTCCATCTCCAGTTATCGATGTAGATATCACCAGCAACATAAGTTGGAGTTTCTGAGAATGTGTCTACACCCTCTTCACTTTTATATGATTCATATTGACCAAAGACAACTTTGTGACCTAACCTGGTAGCAGACAGAACCTTAACCTTCTCACGTCTAATCTCTTTTGCATCATTTCTGCATGGTGCATCCATAGCAATAAGAGACAAGATTTGCAGCATATGATTCTGCAGCATATCGCGGACGACACCTGCCCCATCATAATACTGTGACCGACCCTCACACCCTATAGTTTCAGTAGCAAAGATCTGAACCTCTTCTATGTAATTCCTGTTCCAAAGTGGTTCCAATAAAGTATTGCTAAAACGGGTGGCAAGGATATTATTAACAGTATCTTTACCGAGATAATGGTCAATGCGATATACTTGTTTCTCGCGTAAACATCCAGCAACCACAGATTGTAGATGATTAGCAGATTCAAGATCGGTCCCAAAAGGTTTCTCAATAATAACTCTACTCTTTTCTGGGTCATCTACTAATCCTGCAGATTTGAGATTTTGAATTGCGTCACTATATCTGTCTGGTGGGACAGATAAAAAGAATGTCATGTCATCTGAGACTGGAATCGAACGCAGCGAATCCACATCACTCAAATCACATCGATGATAGTCAAGTTTAAGAGAAAAGTCTGCTTCATAATATCTGCCAAGACTTTCCAACCAACTCTGACGTGTGTTCTCCCTACGTGCTGCTCCGATAATTTTAAAATTATCAGGAAGCAATCCTTTCTTATCAAGAGTTTCTAGTGCAGGAATTAACTTTCTGCGACACAGATCACCTGTAGCACCAAAAATGACTAGCGTTTTAGTGGGCAGTTCCATTTCCTTTATAATTCTCTGTTTCGTAATAATTATTTTCTCCTTTATATCTTCCAAATGCGATGGTGGAACATACAAAGATCGGGGCGATCCATAGAAGGAATTCACCGAACATGATGACCTCCGAACATGTACCTCATCCCGTTTAGAATTTTGTTTCCGAATTCTCCTAATCTCCTTGAGTTGAATCGTTCAAATAGTGCGGCAGATATAACAGGTGTGGGTACACCAAGATCCACAGCAGCGTGAAGTGTCCAACGACCTTCACCAGAGTCTGATACTCCTCCATCGAATTTGCTAAGTTCATGATCACTGCGGAATACATCAGCGGTAAGGTCAAGTAACCAGCTGCCAACAACAGAACCACGACGCCAAAGCTCAGCCACTTCAGCACAGTCAATATCATATTGATAATCTTCTGGATTCTCCATCGGAGCAACCTCAGCATCCCCTTCCTTAACATATTGGGAACCAAGATTACCATGATGGAGAATATTAAACCCTTCGGCATACGCTTGCATGATGCCATACTCAACTCCGTTATGGACCATCTTTACAAAGTGCCCTGCACCAGGTCCACCACAGTGTAACCACCCATACTCGGCACTAGTTGCGCGAGTAAATTTGTCTGTGCGGGGTGCAGCGGTAATGCCAGGTGCGAGTGCGCGGAAAATGGGGGCACAGACAGATACTGCGCTATCTGCACCACCAACCATAAGACAGTATCCACGCTCCAGACCGTAAACTCCACCACTAGTACCACAGTCAAGATATTGGATGCCCAACTTAGCCAACCTTTCTGCTCTCCTGCGAGAATCCTTAAAGTTGCTATTGCCATGATCAATAATAATATCCCCGTCGCCAAGTAATGGTAGTAACTCATTAAGGGTGTCCTCTACTAATTCTGCTGGAATGACAAGTTGGAAGATACCTGGTGCTCTACCAACCATACCCTCCTGATTATGAACTACTTGAACAAGGCTTTCCAGAGTAGCGGCAACTCCACTAACATAACCTGCTTCATACGCTTCTTGAGCTTTTGCATAGTTTCTTCTGTAACCCCAGACTTCAATACCTGCTTTCATCATGCGGCGAGACATTCCTTCGCCCATGCGACCAAGACCAATTATTCCTACCTTCATCCTTTTACCTCTCTTTGGAAATATTCTGGGAGTGGACATCCCTTGAAGTTGTTGATTTCATTTACTGATAATACAAACATGGTACAAAAACCAAGGCAAAAAGCAAAAAGCATTTGAGGAAAATTGTAGTTCCCCATGTAAGCAGTAGGATCAGGTTCATCATCATGTGGATGAAGATGCCTTGCTACTTCTTTTATTCTTTTTTGTTTCTCCTTTTCTTTGTCATCCATGTTAACCTCGGTATCTACCTGGCCATGATAGGTGCATCCCAGAAACTAGCAACAAAATAAATGCAAATGCAAACAAAGTGCTCATTTGATAATCTCAATTGCTTTATGTAGTTCTCTTGAATGCTCTAGTTCATCATTCAAGATCTCAAGGATCTTATCATCAGAACCATTCAAAGCAAGATACTTGGCATATGTCTCTGCTGCATGAATCTCTACTTCGTAGGAGAGATGGTAAGCAGCGCGAGGAGCCACCCAATAATAAACCACGTTGACCCAATAGTAGATAAGTACAAGGTGTCGGGCGAAAAAGCGATCCACCCAATAAGAATTGCCACCCCTACTTTCCATGTATTCCAGATGTTCTGTCTCGTTAAGAGTTTGAGCAAAATGTTCCTCCATTAGATAAATGTGTTCTGGTCCACGTAGCCCCATGGATTCTCTTAAATGTAACACGCTGAGAAAAGCAAAGTAGGGTGCCCTAGCAATTTCTTCAAGCACCCAGAATCTTTGATAATCTCTGCCTTGATATAAGAAATCAATGATCGCTACAGTAATGTTTAGTGTAACCTCATTGAATTTTTTCATCATTCTACATGTACTGTTCCAATCATGCCTGCTCCTTTATGAGGACCACACCAGTAAGTGTAGTCACCTGCTTCAGGGAATGCAACATCAAACTCTTCACCTGGTAACATTGCCAGGGCTTCATGACCTAAGTCGGGACGATCCTCCACGATTACATTATGTGGTGGAAGCATGTTGTTAACAAAGTGAAGCGATTCACCTGCGGATATAGTTACTTCTTCTGGGTCAAAAACTAAATTGCCATTTGACCCCATTTGTACGTCTACTGCCCATGCTGGAGCAGCAAGAAATAATATAGCGAGAAGTGCAAAAAAGAACTTCATACTTGTTCGTGCAACTACACTATCTAGTTAATTCTGCTTATTGTGTAAACCGAAATGTCAGCAATCACTAATCATAGAATTGACCTGAGATCCTGCTTCAGATCCAATATTTTGACCAAGTAATGCTGCCCAACCTGCTGCTAACCATCCGATATATGGGATGTTTACAACTGCCGGGACAAGAACACCCGTGGCAACAGCACTACCTGCCATCGCACCTTGTGACCGTGCTCCAGCGTCCGCCACGATGCACTCTACGTCTTTTGCAGACTTTCCCTCGCCGTCCAGCGTTGCGGCACCTCCCATGTTCCTCATACCTTCTGCGGTATATTGATCACGTCTCCACTCTTTCCTTTGCTCAGTTCCTCCACCAAAGAGTCCTTTCTTTTCCTTATCAAGATCCAAAGATCTTTGAGACTCAAGAATGGCAGGATCATTTGCTTTATATTCAATTGTATATCCTTCTTTTCCTGCAGTAATTTTATATGAAGTATAAGGACCAGATGGGATGTTAATAGTGGGAACCTCAGCAACTTTCGGTTCAGGTGGTCTTCTCAGTAGATGTCCTAAGACACCGATATGTGCAACAGCGACAACACCACCAACACTAATAGCAGCCCATTTGATACGTGACATGATTACCTCTTAGGTTCAATAGCAGGTGCAACAGGGGGTTCTTCTTCTTTCTTTTTCTTTGCTGGTCCAGCACCACCCGACTTAGCAGGACTGAGGCCAAAGGCAGCTAAAGATCCAGAGAACACCGATGCAATGAAGGTAGGATCAAAATCTAAGATCTTGTTTCCGTTTGGAAGTCTAACGTAAGAGAATGTGAGGAGAGAGGCAGACCAAATAAGTACTACGACTTTCACCAGATTACCAAGGACTTCACTTCTATCTTCATTATGGTCTTCCTTCTCTACTTTGGGCTTGGTATCTGCCATCAGTAGAGTAGCAAGGCAACTTTATTTAGCAATAGCGTTTTTCAAAACAGTCTCTAAATGCATATTACCGTGAAAGTATCCTGCCACAATAATAGCGATAGCAAAAAGAAAACATGCCACTAATCCAAGGACTAATGGCATGGTTGGATTTTCAGGTTTATTTGATGTATCCATTCTCTCGCAACCATTCACCCGTCATAGGAGTTGGTTCGTAGTCAGTCCACATAGTTCCAGCAGCACAAGACTGTAGTGCTTTCATCGTCATACCTTCAGTCTTACCTGCCCAGGTTGCTTCTTTCTCCCAGGGAATAGCATGAGGCATATCTTTATATGACCTACGTGCCATCTCTGCCCACATCTCAGGCACGTCTTCCTCATTATGAATGATGGCAATCATATTATTCTCGATCGTTCCTGCCATACAGTCCTGAGCAGCGTGCCAACCTTCGTGACGCATAACACCCATCAATACATGAGGACGCTTCATAAACGTTTTGTTCAGGAAGAAGTTATTACCTACAGTATGGTACACACCACGGTGACCAACAGGAAAATACCTCTCCTCTGCTAGAAACACGTTAACTCCGACCTGCCTAAGGGCGATAAGCATACTGTTGAATTCACTAGAAATAGAATAAAAATCATCAGTATTGGGATACTCACTAGAAATATCCAAAAGACTAAAGACCTCTTTGACTCCATCAGTACACTCTCTAACTAACATGCACCCCATGGCATCCATGGAATAGTAACCCTTGGTCGGTTCAGCAAGTGCTGGTGCAGACATGCTTGCTGCTGCCAGCAAACCTATGATAAATTTTTTCATATCAGAAAGAAGGAATAGCAGGACCAGTTGTAGTAGGAAGTTCAGGCATAGCAGCATCTAACATACCAGGAAGTGCGTCTGCAATCGCCGCTGTTGCTGCCTTAGCAACTTTCTCCTTTACTTGCTCTACGATAGCATCTCGGCGTAAATAAACAACTGTTCCTCCGCCGATGATACCAGCAGTTCCTACAAATGATAGGACTGCTAATACGTTAATTACTTTTTGCATAGTAAGCCTCGTAATATGCGGTAATGCCATTACAATTTACATTACCTTGAGAAACCCAATCATGGGCACATTCGTATATAGATTGATTAGTATACTTTGATTTTCTAGTGCTGTCTAGTTCACTACCATACTTTGCAAGAAGAATGGTGAGTGCTTGCTGACGAAGTTTTAACTTATCGTCACTATAGCGCCAATCATCGTTCATGGAAGTTCTCTGATCCTCCTTGGAAGTTTTCTGATCCACCAATAGGATCAAGTTGAACAGTCGTGGCACCACTCTTGGTTGCCATCTCATACATCAACTGATGAATGTTTTCGGGTTCTTTTGTATCCTGATGCTCAGGACGCAACCACCATCCATCATGTGGATCATCATTAATGTGTTCATATTCCATTTGCATTTCAGTTTTCGGGGGATCTTCAAACCAGTCATCGTGAGGAGTCAATACAGGAGCAGGAACACCAGTATATGCAGGTTCTTCTTCCATCACTGCACAATTTACCGTTTGTTCATCAATAGCACATTCAATTTCTTCTTTAGAAATCTGTTTGTTGAGACCAAGAATACCCTTAAGGGCGTCTGTAAGTGTTGTGATCATACGAGAACAAGCTTCTTTGAGTAGTTATAAGAGTAGATCTCCCGATTACCCTTGATGCCCCATCCTAACCAATAGTAGGCAGGAACCATGTATTGTTGGACAGTTTTACCACTGGCCTCAAATTCTGGAAGAACTTTCTGGAAGTGGATTTCGTTAATCATGTAACGAGTCTGACCTTCAAGTGAACTAGGGTCACACTCGTACTTATCACAGAACAAACCTAACCCCAGATAACGGTTCTCAGTGGTCCACTGAATGAGTCCGTACCCACCCCGATGGCAATCAGAGTAAGGAACTCTAGCCCCTCCCTCGCAAATGTTGGAATGGAACTTGCTTTCCTGTTTAATGTTTCCCAGTATCGTTGCCAGGGCATTTTTATCCGTGATTCTAGTGTGTTCTTGAAGTTCAGAAAGGACATATTGTTCTTCGGGAGTGCAGTCAATACACTTCCAAGTAGGAACATATGGTTCTACTGGAATACTTACAACATCTTTTTCTACTGCTTTGGTGGCACAAGAAGCACCAACGAGTGCCACAGAAGCAAAAGCAGCGATCCGTCCGAACATTAAAAAGGGGGCATAGTACCCCCGAATTATAAATTATTCGGTTGTATCTGTCAAGCGTTTGGGACGTATGCAGGGGTCATAAGACCACCGTCTGGACCGTTGTCATCATCATCAACATTTCCATCAGTCAACAGGGCAGCAAAGATAAACCCTCCTATCATGGAAGCTGCTATGACTAACATGTCGCTCACCATACGCCGGGGATTACTTGACCAGTTGCGAGGTACGATCCAACAGCGGCGATGAAACCAACCATTGCTGCACGACCATTCAGTTTTTCTGCTTTTTCGTTAAACATTTTCTAGTGTAAGGTAAAATTTACTGTTGTCGGAAGGTGAGTTCTCGTAGATAGAAGAATCACCATATGTTTTGTGGTCTTTGTATCCAACCATACGCCCTTTCGTGTTTTGAAGGGCAGGCATGAATACGATTAGAAAAAAGATCCCTGGGGCACCAATCAAAAGGGCACCACCAATTACATAATAAGTGAGAATTTCAAGAAGGGAGTTTTCCATCAATAAGTTTCAGCAAGTTGTTGTACAGAATATCCTAGCAGAACTAGGAAGGCAATTGAAGTTACCGTAAATACAGTCTCCGTCATCAGAAGATGCCGAAGAAGAACTTACCGGTTGCAGCGTAGGAGATAAATCCAGAGATGATTCCCATCATAGCCCAGCGACCATTATAGGTCTCTGCATACTGCTGTGGGGACTCAAGACCCTTACGATTATACTCTTCAACTACCATTTGTGGTTCACGAGCAAAAAGGTTGTTCTGCCCGTACTCATTAGTCGTTACAGTCATTTACTTTATGTTGTAAATCTTTACATATTATATAGTAAAAAAGGAACCCTGTCAAGGGTTCCTCTGTAGTGATTTATACTTATTCAGAGAGTTTTTTCTCCAAACTCTCATATTTGCGAATGAGTTGCATGTGTTCATTCTCCAAATCTTCCAAACGATATTGGAGTCTTTCTACTAGTTCGTACAAATTCTTACATTCAGAAATGTTCTGCTCACCTCTATCAGTCTCCTGATAAAACCATTCCAACATCTTCTGTACTTTCTTCTTCATTGTAGAAATCCCTTAATGCTTGATCTAAGGCATCTTCAGGGTTAGTCATTGTCTGCCTCATGTGATATTCTCTCACATTGT